GGGCCCGGGTGCCGGTACCCGAAGGAGGGGTGTTGCTCTGCACAAAAAGCCCCCCTGCCAAGTTAGTGAGCACCCACTTTGGTATTGCGCCGCACAATGTAAGTGAGCGCTAACTGGGGATGGTGCAATGCGGTAAGTTAGTGAGTACCCACATCGGCATCGAGGTAAGTTAGTGAGTGCTAACTGGGGGTGGTGCAATGCGGTAAGTAAGTGAGTGCTCACATTGCCTGGGTTGGTGAGTGAGTGCTTACTTCCCAACTCAGCCGGGCACGCATCTTGCCCTAGCAAAAATCATGCCAAGTAGCCTGGCACGCATATTGCCTTAGCAAGAACCGTGCCAAGTTGCGGCGCGTTCCACAATGCGGGATGGCCAGAATCGCTCATAGGGAGATATCCACAGGGGGGTGAAGGGGTAGGGTGCCCAAGTTGCGACATCGGCACCAGGCGCCTATGCGCGTGCGACAGAGGCATTGAGGGAAAGCGTAATGTTGGCACCACGCCGATCTAATCGCTTGCCATTTCACAATGTGAAGTGTGTACTAATAACCAAGGAAGTGTAAGCATAACCAAGGAGCATTACCATGGCATCAGAGAAAATCAAGTGCGATATGTGTGGCAAGTTGTTCAACCCACGCACCCAACCCCATGAGTTCATTGGCAAGTTTTGGGTTTGTTGTGCGGACACCTATACCTCAGAGGAGTTAGCGGAGGCGTTGGGTGTGAGCATGGATGACATCCAAGACTGAGAGTTTAGCGATCTGCCCTCAGGGGCAGATCAGTACACTTTCACTAACCAAGGAGCAATACCATGAAAAAGTTGTTCAAAGCAACAAACGATAGCAACCAACCCGTCTACGCGTTTGAGTTTGGCGGGACGGCAATCACCAACCCAATCGTGTCGGAGTGCAGTCGGTTCTCAGTCAGTCCTGAGTACTACGGGTTCTCTCCCGTGTCCACGGGGAGCGGGAACACGGCACACGCCCAAGACTTTGAGTTGAACGGCAAGACGATCCGCATGATGATCGCCAAGGATGGCAATCAGATCGACAAGGACACCATCATCGCAACCGTATGGTTGACTGATGGGGGTGACACCGATCACGCACCCATTGGTGAGGGTTGGGAAGTAACACGCTGAGAGTTTAGCGATCTGCCCTCAGGGGCAGATCAGTACACTTTCAAAAAGGAGCATCACCATGGCATCATTGTATTTGGCAACATACGACACTATGAAGTTTTCGTTTAGGGCAATCTCAAAAACCCGTGAGGGTGCGATTAAAGCGTTAACCAAGGGGTTAGACAAGCACACCACGGACTACCATTGCGATCCCGATTGGTACTACCCCGATAGCATTGAGGTTGAAGAGATTGCGTTGGACATGGCGTACCGTGATTGTGAAGAACTGTTCAGTCAGGACTGAGAGTTTAGCGATCTGCCCTCAGGGGCAGATCAGTACACTTTCAACCAAAGGAGCAACACCATGCTAGTAATCGTAGACGCACCAAAAGTATCACCAAGGACTGAGTTGACCCAAGAGCAAAAGGAGGAGTGGTTCGACAAGGTTAAACCAACCAAGAATTGGAAGATGCCGATCAGCAGAACGATCATCCTAACGGATGAAAGTCAGATCAACGATGTCATGCACTCCATTGAGTGGTTCGTTGGGGGCATGACCGACTTCACGATCATAAAACGAACCCCCAAGTACTTGTCGGTTCGGTTCGACAATGCCGGTTACTACAACAACATCGGCGCATAATCAGCACATCTGAGGATGGGTTCAGTACCCGAAACCCGCGAGAGCGGGTCATGTGCATAACCAAGGAGCATAGCAATGACACCTGAAGTGCTAAAGTTTATCGATTACTTTCAATCGTTCTACGGCAAAAACGGACTGTACGACATCGGATCGACACGCGAGGAGGCGATGGAGGCAACCCTGATCTACCTCACGGCTCCTGGAGCTCTGACATTTGAGGGCGATTCGTTTGATCGCGAGAATGTTCGCGAGGTTTTGTTCAGCCGTAGGGAGGCGCAGCCACGGGCGATTGCCAAAAAATCAGCACATCTGATGATGGGGTGAGTCCCCGAAAACCGCGAGAGCGGGTCATGTGCATAACCAAGGAGAATAGCAATGAAACAAGTAAGTATTCATAAAATGAATAAAGACGGTTGGGCAAAAGTCACCATTTACCCAATTAACAGTAAAAAATTAACCAAGTCGGATAAAGATTGGGTTGAGTGCATGATCCGAAACAAGGTTGATGACATCATAGTGGAAAACAAAATTTATCAAATCGTTGCGGGGGAGTTGACAACATGAGTAAAATGCAAGTGTTCGTAGTGCTTGAGTTTGACAATGTCGAACCCGGCAGCCCTGACGATGAGGCTATTCTCAAGTCGGTGTGGGACGCGTGTGAGAATATGCGGGTTGGGTTCGACGCCCAAAAGTGCCATGTCGATCACACCCGGTTCCAAGACGATCAAGGGGTCTGGCATGACTGACCCATTTCACAATGTGAAGTGTGTAGTAATGACCAAGGATGTACAACCACTAAGGAGCATCACCATGACACTAGAAGAGATCAGAGCAGAGCAAGCTCGCGTCAAGGCACAGTTCTACGCCCGCAAGGCACGCAACGACGCAGCACGGGCGCAGCGCGAGGCCAACACCCCGGCTAAACCGTGGGTAGTGGTTGGCGCGATCGCCCCAATGTCGGACTACCATGAGAGCGTAACGCGCGGATGGTCAACCGACTGATCAGCACATCTGAGGATGGGTTCAGTACCCGAAACCCGCGAGAGCGGGTCATGTGCATAACCAAGGAGAAAAACATGGAATACAAAAACAAGGAATACAAAAACATTGAGTTTGACGGGGTTGATAGATCAGATGCGCCCGACTTCTGCGACGCGTTTGTTTGCTACGCGGAGCACAAGGACGGCACACCACTAACGGACGATGAACTTGAGAAACTCAACGACGATGGTTCGTTCGTTCATTTCGCTTTGTGGAATTACCTACACTAACCGGAGATCAGACCATGAAATTTAAGACATCAAACCCACGCCCGGACGGGCTAGCAGAAAACAACGACTGCGTGGTTCGCGCGTTGTCGTTGGCGTTCAATAAGCCGTACACAGAGGTTCACCAGGCGTGCGCTGCGGCGGGCAGAAGACCCCGTCGCGGTATGTTCCGGAGCCAAACGGATCGGGCGATCCAAACGATCACCGGTAAGTTGGACGCGCGGGGGTCAACATTCCCCTACCGCAACCACAGACCGACATTCGCCCAATTCGCGGCGATGAACCCGGAGGGTCACTTTATCGTGATCAAGCGCGGTCACGCGGTGGCGTTGATCGACGGGGTGTACCACGATATGTGCGGTAGCGCATCTTGCGGAGCTCGATGCCGTGTGCAATACTACTACAAAGCATCATAACCAAGGAGAACGGCATGGACAATGCAGAACGATTCAAATATGTGATGTGGGCGTTGGACAACTTCCCAGACTTTGTGAAGAGCCCGGAGCAGTACCGGGCATCTCTGGTGGCGTGGGAGAGCCGTAAGACGCGAGTGTTTGACAAGGAGTACCTCATGGCGTGTATGCGCTCTACGGATCTTGTGTTCCCAACCGAATAAGGAGATAATGGCATGAGTTTATTGATTGAGTTTGCGCCACTCATTGTGGCGATGATCGCGATAGTACTTATTTTTCGCCCGTGGGATCTGAAGTAAACAACCAACCAAGGAGAACAACATGGAAAACCAAGGCATCAAGATAGACCCCGTAGAGTCACGCTCAAAAGCACGGCGCATCAAGTCATACAAGGAGTGCCGCGTGACTTTTCTGAAGAAGGACGGCTCCGTTCGCAAGATGCACGCGCGCATGGATAGTGGATTACCAACCAAGGGAGGGGTCAGCACGCTTGACCCGGAGAAGTACACCACGGTGTGGGATGTGGATAGCGGAGGGTACCGCGCGATTAACAACGACACCATCATTGAGTTTGAGGTGATAGAATGAGCGCATACACCGACAACGGGTTCCGTAGCCGTAAGCACTACCTCCAAGACTTGGCGGACACCCACGGGGTGCCCTACGATGTGGTCAGAACCGTGGCGGATATGCTAGGTTCCGATGAGGACTTTGATGGGTTAGTCAATGAGGTTCAGGACATGGGAATGAACGGCGTGTTCCCGGGGGAGCGTTAATCATGGCACACATCGGAGCCGGTATGTTTCTTTTATCCACGATGAGCATAGTCACCTTTGGACCATCGTCACGATCCCTAGTTTGTATTATAATGGGCGCGTTGATATTCATCGGAGCTTGCTACCTTGAGGAAGAATAGATCATCGCTCTCTGAGCACATCAGATCGTTGTACGACTACAAACCGCTACCCCTGGAGGAGGAGGAAAAGCTCGCCGGCATGATCGCGGCGGGCGATCGAGCGGCGTTGGACAGATTGGTTCGGCACAACCTGCGGTTTGTCATATCGGTGGTGAAGGCTACCCCGGCGTGGCACCGCGGGGATGTGCCGGAGGAGGATCTGGTTGCGATGGGCAATGAGGCGCTACTCAAGGCAGCGTCCAGGTGGCAGCCAAAAAACAACGCAAGATTTGCAACCTACGCGAAGCCGTTCATTATCAAGGGCGTTCGGAGGGCAATTGATAATGAGTGGAGCCTAGTCAGGTTGCCGGTAAATATTCAGGAGGAGATCCGCAAGATAAAGTACGCGGAGCGGTGCCTGATGCAGGAGGTGGGCTATGACCCAACCAATGAGCAGATCGCTGACCGGGTCAAGATGCACCCGGAGCGTGTGGCAGAACTTCAATCGTTGGCGTCGAGGAGCGTGGTCTCGCTCGATTCTAGCGCACCCGAAAAATTCCATGAGGAGGAAGATGAATGAAAGAGTATCAGTTTACCAATGATTGGTTTGGGGTGGCTCGCAATATGTGGCCAAGTTTGATCAGTAAGTTACCAGACGACAAGTCGTTCTTGGAGGTGGGGTCGTGGGAGGGCAGATCCACGGTGTGGATCGCGGAGAACATGGCTGCGGAACAGGACGCGATGATCACCTGCGTGGACACTTGGCAGGGGGGCGAGGAGCATGACCCCAATGAGATGAACGATGTGTTCGCACGGTTCAGCGCGAACATGAGTGCGCTCGCGGACAACCAAAAGGAGAAGGGCAGGAACATCCTGATCCGGGCGATCCGGAACAAATCATCGTTTGGGCTCGCGGAGCTGATCCATGAGGATCGATCCTTTGACTTTGTCTACATTGACGGCTCCCACATTGCGCGGGATGTACTTACCGACGCGTGCATGGCGTGGGCTATTCTAAAAGATAGGGGCATCATGGTGTTCGACGATTATATGTGGGCGGGGTCACCGATACTACTACACAGACCAAAACCCGCCATTGACGCGTTCACCTCAATCTTTGGGCAGCACCTGCTAGTTGTCCACAACGGCTACCAAGTCGCAATCCAAAAGGTGCTACCGTGAAAATTACCGAAATGCAAAAGGTGGTGCTAAGTGAGGTTCACGGGGAGTCGGGAGACTTGGTGAAGATTGTGGCAACGCACCAGGATGGCGAGCACATCTACGACTTTTTGTGGACGCAGGATGAGCCGAACACCCCGGAGAATCGAGATGAGTTCCGCAAGTGGGTGTCCCGCTTTTTGGCAAACAAGGGATTTGAGTGAAACTTGCGCGGGGGTCGCGGGGGTTGCGGGGGTCTAAACGCACTTATTCCTTTTATTTTTCTTTTAAGGTAAAATAAAAGTTAGAAGTGACTGGATATAGACCCCCGCAACCCCCGCGACCCCCGCGCAAAACGAAAGGAAACTATGGAAAAACCGCAATCTTTGCCGGTTGAGTTCGATCAGATACCGTTTGAGCTCAAGAAAATACCCCGGTGGGTAATGTGGCGCTTTGTGGAGGTGGGTGAGGGCGAGAGCCGCAGGTGGTCGAAGCTGCCCGTACAGTCCAACCTACACGCCGCGAGTAGCACCAACCCAAGCACCTGGACAGACTTTCTGAGCGCGCAGAACGCGTACCAAACCGGCAAGTTCGACGGTGTGGGGTTTGTGTTTGACGGCTCCGACGGGTTGGTTGGGATCGACTTGGACGATTGCTACGCCGGTGGTCAATTTACCGCCCCAGGAGCGTCCCAAATAGCCGAGTCGATACCTGGGTACATGGAGGTGTCTCCGAGCGGCACAGGCGTCAAAATATTCACTTTGGCAGCCATCCAATCTGCCCATGTGGATCACGACAAGGGGCTCGAGATCTACCCGCGGGGGAGGTACTTTACCGTAACTGGGCAGCACATCGGGGGTGCGATACCCGCGTCCCCCATTGATCTGTCCCCAATTATCCCGGAGAGGTCGGTGCGGGTCACGGGCGATGCGTTCGCGGACTACACCCCACCCGTGGCGGAGTACGATGTGTCCCGGGTTGAGACTGAGCTACTCGCGCACATTGACGCGAACTGCGGGTACACCGATTGGCTGAGGGTTGGGATGGCGTTGCACCACCAGTTCAACGGCGATGTGGAGGCGTGCGAGGCGTGGGATCGTTGGTCTTCGACCACCACGGGCACCTACCACCCCGGCGAGTGCGCCCGGAAGTGGGATAGCTTCACCAAGGGCAAGGGCGCGACGCTGCGCTCCATCATCTTTGAGGTCAACCAAACAAAAAAGAAGGAGGCGCTTGCCCGGGGTGAGATTGTGCTTGAGCTAGCGCCGCTCGATCACGCACAGGAGTACCTTGAGTCGGAGCACACCAATGAGGAGGGAACCACCTTGGTTCACTACGCGTCGGAGTTCTTCAAGTACACGGGCAACTGCTACGAGCCGGTGGAGGACGCAACGGTTAGGTCTAAGATGTACACATTCCTGAACAAGTGCAAGAAGACCGACCGCAGGGGCAACCTGATCCCGTTCGCGCCCACGCCACCATCGGTGAGCGCAGCGATCGATGCGCTCCAAGCGATCATCCACCTACCGCAGGCGGCGCACTCGCACCCGCCGGTGTGGTTGGACGGGTTTGGGGATAGCCGACCGGAGGCGTCGAAGTTGATCAGCCTGAAGAACGGGCTCTTCCACCTTGAAGACTCGGTGCTACTTCCGCACACGCTTGGGTTCTTCACGCTGAACAGTCTGCCATTTGAGTACGACCCGCGCGCGGAGTGCCCGGTGTGGGAGGAGTTTCTGCGGCAACTGTGGGAGCACGACCCGGAGTCGATCGACACGCTACAGGAGATCTTCGGGTACATTCTCTCCGGGGACACGGATCAGCAGAAGTTCTTCAACATCATCGGACCGCGCCGGTCAGGCAAGGGCACGATCAACAAGGTGCTAGTTGATCTGCTTGGGCAGCACAACACGGTGGCACCGGAACTAGGGGAGTTGTGTGACACATTCGGGCTACAGCCATGGCTTGGCAAACTACTTGCATCGTTTACGGACGCGCGTGCGCCGGAGAGGAATCGCAGCGCTGTTGTTTCTCAGCTTCTGCGTATTGTTGGTGGTGATACCGTAACCGTAAACCGCAAGAACAAGGAGGCGTGGAACGGCTACCTGCCCACCCGGATCGTGATCTACTCAAATGAGGTCATGCAACTCACGGAGAACAGTAACGCGCTCACGGGTCGTATGATCGTGCTCAAGATGACGAACTCATTCTACGGGCGCGAGGACACGCAACTCTCCGCCAAGTTGAAGGCGGAGCTCTCCGGGATATTTAATTGGAGTATGGTGGGTCTTCGCAGGCGGTTGGCTCGCGGTGGCAAGTTCATACAACCAAAGTCTGGCACCGATCTCTTGCGGGTGATGGAGGAGTTGTCCAACCCGCTAGGTTCGTTCTTCGACGATGTGCTGGTGCTCGACGCTGAGGGCGAGGTGTCCAAGGACGACCTGTACCATGTCTTCAAGAAGTGGTCAATGAACAAGGGACTGCACCCCGGCACCGACCTGACATTCAAGCGCAAGTTCTTGGCGGCGACGGGCGACAAGCCCATCACCACGGCTGAGAACCGAGCCAATGGCAACCGGGTTCAGGTGTACCGGGGTATCAGACTCACGGCCAAGGCGCAGCAGTACGCCGACAGCCTTAACGACACAATGGAAAGAGAGGAAGTATTTTGATAATCGGAATAGGCTCAGACATTGTGAGCATTGACCATGTGGGCAACTGCTACAAGAAACAATCGTGGGCGTTCGTGCACAGAATCTTGGGCAAGGACGAACTCGACTACTTCGCGCAGATCTCCGACAACCGCGCCATGTCGGTGAGCTACTTGGCTCGCCGGTTCGCGGCCAAGGAGGCTACCCTGAAGGCTATGGGCACGGGCATAACGCCGGAGTTAGATCTAAGGGATGTCCAAATACTGAACGACTTCAAGGGCAAGCCTGAGCTCTTCATTGAGAAGCCTGGGCTATATCCGCACAAGGCTCATGTTACAATCACGGACAATCACCGCGACGTTGTCGCGTTCGTTATATTGGAGAAAGTATGAATCAGATGCACCCATCAGGCATGACCCAAGAGCGTTGGGATTGGCCGTTCAAGACACCCGAGGAGCGCAAGTTGGTTGTGAAGTACTTTAATAAACTCGCGCGTGAGAGTAAACAAAACAAGGTAGATCCTGCATTAGTCTACGGGGAGGCGCCGCTATGAGCATCGTCGGACGAATTGGTAAGTGGACGTCGAAGGCCGCGCTCGAGGAGGCGCTCCAGCAGGTTAACGACGAGGACCCGGTGATGGTGGTGAGCATCAGCAGGACCGACAATCAGATGCGTTACTGGACCGCGAACTGCAACAACATGGAGGCCAACTGGATGGCTGACAACATCAAGGATGATGTCATGGGGGGCCGGCTATGAAAGATCTACGCAAAGCAGCAGAGCAGGCCATAGAAGCAATTATGCACGGCGGCGTGAAAGAACAGGCCGCAGCAGTTTACGAATTACGCCAAGCACTAGCGCAGGAAGAAAAGCCGCCAGTCAAGTCTTACTGCGGGGGTAAGCCTAACTACTGCACCCCCGACCCTCATGTCGATGCCGTAAACATGAGCCAAGAACGTGTCGATGAAACGGCAAAACGTGAACACGAGCCATACGGTTATCTTTGGTTTACTCATCAAATGGAAAGACGATTTACCCATTACAGACCAAAAGAAGAACAAAGAATTGGAGAAGTAACACCAATCTACACCGCACCACCAAAGCGTGAATGGGTTGGAATAGATGAAAAAGAAGTTGCTTGGCTTTGGTTTTGGATGGGGAACAGGGAAAAAATAAATGGGTACGAATTTGCCAAAGCTATCGAAGCCAAACTAAAGGAGAGGAACGGTGGATAAGATTACTGTGGTATGCCACAAAGACCACGACAAGGGCTACGAGGATTATGTTGGTAAATGCCTGTTGTGTGAGGTTGAACGGCTACAAAAGCGTGAATGGGTTGGGCTGACTGTCGATGAAGCCCGAAAGTTCTATGAGAAGTACACGGACAGGGAAGAGTTGATTTACGCTATAGACAAGTTTCTTGAGGATAAGAACGCATGATTGATATTGAAAAGTTTTTAGTTTCTTTGCGGAGTAACAAAGACCTTGACGGAAAGTTGAAGCCGATCTGCCTCGCCGACACCGTTCAGGAAGAGATCAGGATAATCCAAGCGGCAGTCGAAAATTCACGTCGGGAATGGGTTGTGCTGACGGATGCAGACATTGCTAAAGCCATGCACGGCAGTGTTGAGGGTAGCAACATGCTTCCGTATCAATTCGCCAGAGCCGTTGAAGCCAAACTAAAGGAGAGGAACACATGACTGACCTACGTAAAGCAGCAGAGATGGCGTTGGATTTTTGTGAGGATATTGGGAATTTAGGTGGGCCATATCCGTATGTAAACGAAACTGCAATCGTCAGCGATGGCCGCAAAGTATTGCAAGCACTACGCCAAGCACTAGCGCAGCCTGATGAAGTATTAGTCGAGCGTGAGGCGTGTGCGAAGTTGTGTGATGACAGGGTTGATGCTGAATACGCTACCGGCAAGGTCGACCACAACGAAATGGGCTGGACGCAAGCATGTGCTCAAGCAATCCGAGCAAGGTCAGAAAAGTCGCTAGTCAAGTCTTACTGCGGGGGTAAGCCTAACTATTGCACACCTGAACAGGGTAACAGCAGTCCAAATTACCCCATTTCTGAATCTAGTACCCCATTTGTCGATACCGTAAACACATCGCAAGCAAGAGTAGAGTACGACCGGCAAGGAAACATTGCGCGGTTGTTTGGGCCAATAGAGCCTGACGGAACATTGCTCTACGCCGCACCACCAAAACGTGAATGGGTTGGGCTGACGGATGATGAAATCTATGACTATGCAGACAAGTTTCTTTATCAGCATGGCAGTAATTTTGGAATCAAGTCATTTGGTAAAGCCGTTGAAGCCAAACTAAAGGAGAAGAACACATGAGCGACATGGTGAACCACCCGCCGCACTACAAGTCCGGCGGGATTGAGACGATCGACTTTATTGAGGCCAAGGAGCTGCCCTACCACTTGGGCAATGTGGTGAAGTACATCAGCCGGGCGGGGATCAAGTCACACTGCCCGCTTGAGGATCTCAAGAAGGCTCAGTGGTACCTGAACCGGTATGTCGAACTAATGGAGAAGACTAAATGAACTTAGTTGAAAAACAATACATTGTGACCAACGGCGGCGCCGGCGAGTTCTTGCTATGGATGCTACTTGTGATCGTGGTGGGTATTTTAATTGGGATGAGGGAGGACAAAAATGGCAGAGGCAGGTAAGGGATCGCGTCACCGCCCGGTCAATAAGGAGGCGTTTGAGGCAGGTTGGGATCGTATATTTGGCGGCGTAAGCTCCCCGTGCGTTGAGGTGTGCGAGTTGGACTACTCCGCCAATGTGTGTCGAGGGTGTCATCGCACCTTAGATGAGGTCGCAGCGTGGGGGTACGCCAACGACGATGAAAAGAAACGAATCCTTAACAATGTACAGGAGCGAAGGAAACATGTCGAAAATAATAAAAGTTAGTTTGTCTCAACTTCTTCAAGGTCAAGGAGAATCTGACGCCGACTTAGCGTTTGCAAAAGTGTTGGATGTCATGGATGAGCACGGGGTGTGCTACTGCCGATTTACTAAGGAGGATGGGGTTCAGATCATTAACCCACGCTACAACCAACGCATATCGGGGGCAATTGCGGATGCTTGATACATGAAGATCAGACCGATCTCTCTAAAGCAAGCACAACAGTTTGTCGCTGATCATCACAGGCACAACAAACCCCCGCAGGGTCATAAGTTCAGCGTGGGTCTGTTTGATGGTGACGATCTGATAGGGGTTGCCGTGGCGGGCAGGCCGGTCGCAAGGCTATTGGACGACGGTCTTACCTTGGAGGTGACGCGTACATGCACACTAGGCACCAAAAACGCAAACTCTATGCTATACGGGTCTATCGCCAAGGCTGCCGCTGCGTTAGGTTATATTAAGTGCATAACATACACGCAAAAAGAAGAGACAGGGGCGAGTTTACGCGGAGCCGGGTGGGTGGCAGTCGCTGAGTTAGCTCCCCGCGGAGGGTGGAACATGCCCAACAGAAAAAGGGCGGAAACAAACATTGAGTATGTTCCGCGTATTCGGTGTTAACAAATAAAAGGATTATAAATAATGCCTAAAAATTGGGGGTACTACCATGTGGACTGCGGGCACTTCCCATCGCAGATAAAGTTATGTTTCTCCAACGAAACATTTCAGCGCGTGCTCAAGGATCACGGCATCACCGAGAAGGCGACCGCCCTCGATGAGGGCATCGCGGAGACGCACTACCTGACCGACGGTAAGCACGCGGTGATCATCATGGCGTTTGATTTGAAGGAGTGCGTTGAGGAGGATCCCGCGTTTTTGGCCGGTGTGATCGCACATGAGGCAACACATTGCGTGTGCCGTATATTTGAGCACATCGGGGAGGCACCAGATGAGATTGGCGAAGAGTCACGCGCATATCTAACCGAACACATCGTCAAGCAGATTACCACCGGGATCAACATGGAGATCCAAAAAAATGTTAGAAAAGAGCATCGAACAGCATCTAAGCAAAAGGGTAAAAGAGCTGGGGGGTCTGAGCCTAAAGTGGATCAGCACGATAACGGGAGTCCCCGATCGGATTGTGTTTCTCAAAAAACAGATCCACCTGGTGGAGCTAAAAACAAAGACAGGGGTGCTGTCAAAAAGGCAGCAGTTAGTGTTCAATCAATTAGCCGACTTAGGGCATCCGGTAACCGTATTAAG